AATAACGAGTTCTCCATATTAGTACGCCACTGGTCATTAACATTCTGACTTAGGTATGATAGACTCATACCCGTGGTGTTCATCTGTAGAAATGAGGCTCTACTACCGTAGATATCTGCGTTAGAGGACTGTCCAAGTAGTGTAAGGATGAAGGCCGCGACTACTGCCCCAGTTCGTACCATCTATATATACTCCGCTTTATTAAATGCTACAACTGCACCCATGCACTGGTAGATTCCTTGTAAAAATATATTCCCTCGCCGGAGCCGGGATCCCAGTTTGTCCCATCTGCATACCTGATATCACCACCTCTAGGTCTAGTGGGGGCGGTATGAGTCCTCTCCAGCCTGAAGGTGGCTTGATTGAATAGAATATCGCCCAACTTCTTTAGTTCAGTGGTTAAGTATAAACCCAGATTCTCTTGATTTATGGGTAGTGGGCTTGGTTGATAATGGGTTACAGACTTTACTACTTTGTCTTTATATGTAGCCATTAATAACTCCTAGAGCCTCTCCTTCCTGCGTCATCTAATTCTACCTCATACCCGTCTAACCGCCAGTTAAAGTCACCAGTAGATTCAAACTTAACTCCATAGAGTTTTCCGCTCTTTCTGACCGACACTTTAGACTGAGTATCTGGATTAAACGCCACAGCGTCTGACCACGATACTGCCTCCTCCGTAGAGTTCTGGGTTCCAACATAAACATTAACTGTATTACCAGACCCAGATACTTCCATCTTGGGCCAGACAGCCTTTATACGTTTTACCGTAGAATGATCTGGTTGTTGTTGAGCGGTCATGGTTATACCAGTCCTCTCTATAAACGAGGTCATATCGGTAGTATCTTCACGGTTGCCAGAGGCATTCCTATATAGTTTCGTATCTGTGGGGGATGCCATGACTAGCACATTCTCAGACTGTGACCATGTTGTAGTCCAACTGCCTAACGCACTACTCCAAGTTGGAACCACCGCCGCCCATGTTGTAAATGAGTTCGGATCATTTTCCGTGCCGTAACCGATATGCGCTAGATTGGGTAAATCTCTAATAGTAAACGCTTTGTTAGTCCAGTTCCAAACAATAGCCTTATTGCATTGGGCGGTGGCGCTCTCTGGTGTTGGAAAGCAAGCCCACATCTCTGTGTTGCCGTAGTCTGCAACTACAAAAGAACGATTAAAATTAGAACCATCTATATTATCAAAGAGGTAGTCTTTTATTTTATGTGGGAGTATTGACTGTATCCGTTGACCATCATTTATATAAACATCCCCATTACCAAGTATGAAGTGACCACCATCAAACTCGGCCACGCAGTTTTTAGCCAGAGCGCCAACAGATGGGGATAACTGCTTAAACGAAAATATAAACGGGGTTCCTACATAACTCATTATGTATACAGAATCCTCTTTATAAATCATAAACGAATCACCAAGAGGTAGGCCGTCTAAAATTTTTCCTTTTGTGTCCTCTAAGGAGTATTCGCCAGCATCAGTCACGGCTGAAGTTTCATCCCATGAACTGGGAACAGTCTGTATCCCAGCCTCTGTAGACCACTTGACAACTCTGGTAAAAGGGGTGTCGGGGGTGGTGGATGAATCGTTTATGTTAAGGGCGATCAGGAAGGATTTAAACGCTCTTAACGAAGTGCATTCCTTATCCGCAGGCCAGTTAGTCAAATCCGCCATCAAGGTTGAGGTAGACGGCACACCGTTGGTTAAGGCCCAAAACTGCGGGTCATCAAAACCGTTAGCCATAATAAGAACTCCACCCAACACGGTAGATGACCAACCCTCGGCGGCTGTCGCATTGTACACCCCAGAGGAACGAGTGATATCACTCCAAGTTGTTCCGTTATGAACATGGATAGCGGCAAGGCCAGCAATAATCCAATAAGAATTGGCTCCAGATTTTAATTGGATTATATGGTATGGCGCGACTGGGCAGGTAGCCATAACCTCCGCATACCCCGGAGTCTTTACAATAGCACCGTGTTCAGACCTGATATTATTACCATCTGACCAAACATTGGGGGGCAACTGCCAAGCATTAATATCCTTGACAATCCCAACCTCCCCAACATTGTCTACAGCAATTAAAGCCATTAAATGTACCTAACGTGGTATTTATCTACTTCTGCATCAGGGGCGGTAGGCCAGCCCCAATTAGTTTTATCTACAGTCCTGTTGTGCGTTTCAGTTTCTGGGCCAATGGTTTCCACACCATCATCATAGGTTGACAGGTATCGTTCTTCCTGTATCGGATGGTTCTGGAAGTTACGCACTGCATCGACTGATGCGAATGCCTCTACCCCAGACTCAAGAGAGTTACCGTGAGCGCGTACCTCATTACGGTATGTGATCCATTCGTCCGATAGGTCAGTACCACCGTCTGATGCTCTTATCACTCTCCAATCTGAAGAGGACAGGAGTGAGCCAACGTGTGCGCTGATCTTAGAAATCAGTTGTGTCTTGAGTTGCTCTACGTCTTTCTCTGTCGTGTCGTAAGAGATCACCCACTCGCCGTCAGTGAAGGTGTAGGACTCTCTGCCAGTGTTCCAATAACGGCTGTCAGGTACTTCTACCCTTGCTGGGGCGATGCCTATTGCCAGTAGTTCTGGTTTAGTCCACTTGCGGAAGATGCTGGATGGGTGTTGTATGCCATTCACGGTTATGCCGCGAGGCGTCTTAATTGTTCCAAATTGTTCTGAGTACCACATAATTACCTCGCGTTAGATGTTTTGAATGGTGATTCTGCGAATGCGATGTAGAGGAAGACTCCCGATCCTATATTAACCGCATTGTTAGTTCCTCTTATCTTAAACCCATTAGATACAAAATCTTTTGCTGACCATGTATGTCCTTCAGCCAAAGAGAGTTCGGCCAATAGATTAGTATCAACTACGTTATAAGTGTTTCGTTTGTTATCGGCTATCTGCCAAGAGTATCCAGCCCCACCATCAATATATTTATTCATCAGCCAAGCAGGGCGGAATCCAGTGTAGATAAATGGGCCATCTGCAACGCCATTCCCGGTGTAAGTACCCACCTTGCTGTAGCCTTCTACTGAATGGAAACAGTAGGCTATGTAATCTTCGGTATTCGTATTTACCTCTACACCATCTCCTATAGTAAATACTGAAGCACTTGGGACTGTATCATTCCATCTGTCAACATTGTCTACAGTGCCAGCATCGGTATTTAACACAAGATAATCTGTAAAATCTATTCCTTTTGATGACCCTACCTGCCAAGCATCGTCCTCATCTCTGTTCTTTACAATAATTAACTCAGGCGCGGAACTTAACCCATGCCCAATCGTAGCCGCCGATCCAGTTCCAGTGTAGGATGCTATAGAAAATCCAGCCGTAGGATTCGCACTAACTGATGACGTTATAGTTCCATCAGTATTGGATACAGCAGCGCCACCGGCAAGCCAGTTCCATGCAACAATATCTTCACCGGATGCGTTTGTACCAGCACCATTTCCGGGATCACCCGTTCCTTGTCCAACAGTAAATCCATCACTATCAAAACTTTCTAATTGTCCATAATTGGCATATTGATTTTCTGCAACATTAGCATTAGACATTAAAGCCGAATTTACACCTCTAATAGAATCATAAAGTCGATGTGAGTTTGTAGTTGATCTCTCTTTAATCCATAAAAAATCTGGTTGGAATCCAACTCCTGTAATTGCATTACCATCACTTCCATCGCCAGTGTAGAGTTTGGTGGAGAAGTGGGCTGTAGGTAAAGCAATCTCAGGTGACGCTAGATTTGAGGAGCATAAGGCCAAATAATCGGTAGGTGGTTCGTAATAGAAATCACCTATGCCGTTTCCGTCTTGGTTTCCTTGTGCTGTTTTTAATCCAGCGAATGAACTGTCCTGACCGAAGTTCCACACCCCAAAATAACTAGAATTACACCTTATATAGGGATATACCGGATACGCACCACTATATGTAAATGTGTGGCTCATTGTTGGTGTTGCACCATTATTTATAGATGCTTTTATTGTTGCCGGAGTGCTGTCTAAATCCAACTCAAAAGAAATAATATCACCGCTAGACCAGTTTACTTGAGTTCCAAGGTTGGATGAAATAGATGTTATTGAGTAGCCTCCTTCATTAGTAAAGTAGTTAGAAGATTCAGGCCCACAACCCATTACATCTTGAGTGCCAAATATTCCAGAATTTGCTGCATTTCCATATCCAGAATAGACACCACCCATAATTCCATTTCCACCAGAGCCGAAGTTTGTTGAACTTAATTCCCAATACCACTTCCCAGAGAACGCACCAAGGGTAGCAGACATATCATTTCCGCCTGTCACTCTTAAATTCCCTTCTGATAATGTTGCACCAAATGATGCAAGAGGATTGATCGTACAGAAGTTATTAGTCGGACTATCAACCATCTGATCTGTAGCAACCAGATTGGTTACAGCGAAGGCGTTACCATTCCCAGAACTATCCGCGCCTAGTCCACCATCAAAGTCTGAGTGGATCAGGAGTTTAGTGTTTGAATCTGCGGTGAATTCTGTGGTGGATGGGGTGAAGGTTGTGGTGTATCTTGCAGTATCGGAGATGCGGATTTCATCCATATAGCCATCAAGATAATCTCGGT